TGATACTTATCTCCTCTTTTATTAAAGCCTACATCAGCACCTAGCGCAATTAGATCTGTGTCAGGATCATTAGCTTTTGTTCTGATTAACTCTTCCTTTCTAAGGAATATCCAATTTAAAATATCCATGGTCTTTATTTTTTAAGTTCTTCTAAGGCAGTAAGTATAGCCTGCACATCTTGCAGACTATACACTCCCTTTAATGTTGCGGCATCTAGTGCCTGCATGATGATACTCAGTGCTTCTTCTTTATTCATAATTAAGGAACATATTCCATTGGGATAAGATAATTCTTCTCATTGATTCTTACTAACCATTGATTATCAGGTGTAGGGACTGATGCAGTAACAGTACCAACAGGATCTGAATTTGTACCTATAACAAACTGGTTATTTGCAGTAGCTTGTGCACCAGTACCAATAATAACAGAGCCGTTAAAATCTTGAGTTGTTGTATTGGCACCAATTATAATATTACTAGCACCTGTTGTATTATCAGCTGCAGCATTTACTCCAATAGCAATGTTACCAGAACCATCACTTATTTGTAATGCGTTATCTCCAATTCCAATATTACTATTAGCTGTAAGATTAGATGCTAAAGCAGCAACACCAATTGCAATATTATTAGAACCATTTTGGTTATTAGGTAATGAGTTATAACCAACAGCTGTATTTTGCAATCCAGATGTATTATTTTGTAAAGCATAAGTACCTACAGCGGTATTGCCATCCCCAATATTTAAAAATAAAGCTCCTGAACCTACAGCAGTATTAGAGTTACCTAATACATTTGAACCTAAAGCTTTATATCCAAGAGCAGTATTACCTAATCCTGTAGTGTTTAATTTAAGTGCATTAAATCCTACACCAGTATTTAATGTACCTGTAGTGTTAGCTCTTAATGCAGATTCACCAACTGCTACTGTTTCAATAGCAAGGTTGGACATCAATGCTTCAAAACCTACAGCAACAGAGTTAGAAGTTGCAGAGTACAAAGCTTTATATCCTACAGCTACAGACTTAGTAGATGAGTTAGTTCCTATTGCCATAGTTTGAGAACCAATAGCTGCATTCCACTTACCTATAGTAACGACTGCTCCTGCAGCATAACCTACTGCTGTATTATCAACTGCATTACTATTTGATAATGCAAAATAACCTACTGCTGTATTATTATTAGAGTTATTAACATTTAATGAATAACTACCTACTGCTGTATTGTTTCCTCCAGAGCTATTATTCTGCAATGCCCCTAAACCAAATGCTGATAAGAACTGACCAGTTGTACTAGATTGTAAAGCATTTGAACCAAAAGCTGAGTTAGTTGCAGTATTTGCTAAACCTGTACTATTTAGATTTCCATTAGCAGGATTGTAAGTATATCTTGCATCTTCAGAAACTTTACCAGCAACACTTTGGAATAATACTCTTCTAGAACCACCATTAAGAATATCAGTAGTATCTATAGTGATTTGGTTAGGGCCAGGTATACCTTGAGGTCCCGCTACTCCTTGTGCACCTGCAGCACCAGTTAAACCTTGAGGCCCTTGTGCTCCTTCAGCTGCAAGTAAAGCCCAGTTAGTAGGGTCTAGATCTGGTGCTAGAATAGAAGGTCCCACAGGATTAATACAAAACCAAGATGCACCATTATATCCTACAGCATCATCTACTACATATGTTCCTAAGTTTGACCAAACTCCTTGCCAGTTAAGACCAGCAGGTCCAACAGGTCCTGGTACACCTTGTATACCTTGGATACCCTGAATACCTTGAGCTCCTTGAGGACCAGCAGGTCCAGTTGCACCAGCAGCTCCCGCAGGACCAGCAACACCTGGGATACCTTGAGGACCAGTAGCACCTATGTTAGCTAACAAAGCCCAGTTAACTGTATCTACAGTAGGATCAGAAACAGATGGTCCTACAGCATTTACACAAAAATATGAAGCACCTCCAAAGCCTACTGCATCATCAGCAGCATACACTCCTAATGCAGACCATGAACCTTGCCAGTTTAATCCAGCTGGACCTATTGCACCTGCAGGACCTTGTAAACCTTGCTGTCCTTGAATACCTTGAACACCTTGTGAACCTACAGAACCAACTGGACCTTGTGGTCCTGGAGGGCCTTGAGGACCTTGTGGGCCAGCAGTACTTACAGAAGCAGCAAAGTCAGCAGCACTAATATTAACAGCTAAATAGTCATCATCTCTTTTCCCATCAGGAATGCCTAGAGGTATGAATGAATTTGGTGGAGCAGAAGTAACTTGTCTTTTGCTTCTTTTCCAGTTTATAAAATTTAAAATATCCATGATTACAAATATATAGTACACATATAATATAGTAAAAACTTTTCTACAAAACAAATCCCCACAGATTAATTTTGTGGGGATTCCTTACCTAACGGCTATTATATCGAGAAAGTTTTCAAATATAATTATTCTACCAGATAATTGCTATATCTTGTTCATGAATCATAAACTTCATTTCACCATCTACCTCAATCTTCTCAGATAGCTCTAATGCAGTTGCTCTTACATAAACTTTGTCACCAGCAGAGATATCCTTTACAGATTCCCCTACAGCATATACATCTAGTGATGACCAGCTCTTTCTTAGTTCTGCTTCAATTAATGCTTTGTCTTTATCAGATAGTTCTAAAAAAGATTCTTTAACTGCAGGCTTACTTATCAGTATCCTGTTCCCTCTCAATGTTTTCATTTTCTGTGTAATGTTTAAGTGTTAATACTTTTACTATTGCCATTTGTGCAGATACTATCTCTCCTACTGCATGATCAAATAACAAACTCTTTAGTGGATGTCTGTTGTTAGACTGATAATCATTCTTTAGTATCTCAGCTAACTCTGCAAACATATGCTTTACCTTCTCTACAGTATCACTTGGAGGAGTATCAATTGATATACCTATGAGCTGCTCTCCAAAGGATGGTACTTTAGTTTCTTTGACTCCCATGTTCATGCGTCATATTTTTTTGTTGGTTCCATTTCTACTTTAACTTGATTGCTCAGAATGTTAAACTTTACTTGTTCTAACATTCCTATTACAAAAGTGTCTGGTAAATCTTGTAGGTTTAAACTTACTTCTACTTTACCATCTTCTTCTGTAACTACTAGAAGGGTGTTCTTAGTCATAATTATATTTGGTATTAAATGTTGCTGTGGATGTCCATGTAGGTTTTACTCCTGATACTGTAGCTACGTATGTCATGCTTTATCATACTTTTCTAGAAACTTAGCAGGAGTGTATACACTATGTATATCATACTTATCCTTTACTACATAATCTCCTACGTTAGCTTCTACTACTTCAGTACCAGTCTGTACCATAAGTTTTAGATCTCCACTATCTAAGTCTGTATTAAAATAACATAGGGTACAGACTTGCCAGATCTCATTTCGGTTATCACCTGTCCAGATAACTGCATCTACAGTCACAGGTTTAGTTACATACTTTAAGGACATTGTATTACTTGTTGGTTTCTACAAATATATAAAAAAATAAACTCCTGATGTTTACCAGGAGTTTACTTCATCATTTAATCACTAACCAAAGTTTCAAAAAGCAAAACAAATATAAGATAAATTTTAATTACCTACCTTGACCACGGTAACTTTTTTTATAATGCTTGCTAGACTTAAGTTTAGAAGTTTTTGTTTTAGCATGTATTCCTGGTCTGGATACAGTGCTGCTTGTAAGTTTGAGAATGTTCTCCTTAATCTTTGCCATAGTATCTTTATTATAATATACAAAAAGTCCTGAGAAAACCCAGGACTATTTCTTACCTAATTCTACTACTATAACCAAAATAGGTTACAAATATAATCATTCATTATCATAAAACATTCTATCAGAGTCTTCAGTTTTCCACTTATCTTGATCTTCTACATTATAGAATTCACTACATACTAAATAATCTGGCTTAGCTGGGAATGGCTTAGTAACAAAGCTAGGCTCTGACCACTTAATCCTATTATTAGGTTGTAGTGCTATCTGTCCATTATCTAATACTATAATATGATGTGACTTATGTTCAGATGGATCTTCTGCAAGTGTGATATCTGTATTAATATCATTTGACCCCCAGTTGATTGTAGCAAAGTACTTACCCGGGTACCACTTTCTATCCTTCATATAAACTTCTACAGGAGCTTCTGCTACATAATTTAACTCAAGTAAAGTAAAGTTATATGAGAAGCAGTTCCACAGTTGTAGATAGTGAAAGGGTAGATCTGGATTTGGGAGAATAGGTTTAGTAAGTAAAGCATGAGAAGGAAGCTTATCCCGGAGTACACCATTCTCTAGTAGCACTTGAAACAAAGCAGCCTGCCCAGGCATACACCTAACTGATACTATAATCCCAGGAGTAAACTGACCCTTACCCTTAATATGCTGGTACATATATTCATCTCTAACAAATACTTTTAACGGGAAGAAGTTATGTTCTATATAAGCCATAGTAATTAAGAAACAAATTTATCTAACTTGAGCAACGGCACAATCTTATTAGTTATCTCCTCCGCTAAAGAGATAACTTCTTCTTCCCTATCCTTAATATCCCAGTTATTCAAAAGTATAGCCATGTGCATAGCCTCATGATTAACCAAAGTAATATCCTTAAAATTCCCCTTAAAGTGTTTCTTATTCAAAAACAGAAAAGGCTTATAGGGAGTCTTAGCTGTCAACTTCTTATCCTTAGGATCATAATTAGTCCACCCATAAATATAAACCCCGTTGCCCTTACTCTTATCTACTTCCTCAGCCTGAGCATCTTTACGGTTTAACCCATGCATCTTATCTACAGAGTAGTAATCAAATATCTCGGTAGCATCCTTCCCAATAAGAAGCATAAACTTACCCATGTCAACCTTCTTCATTTTACAAACTTAAAAAATTTCCAGTAATGGTACCATACTAAACTAGGGAGTGTGATGGGTATTTGGGATTGTAGTATAGTAGGAAGTGTGATGGGTCCTAATACAACAGCCCCCACCCACCGCGCAGAGCTGGGGCACCCCCTATGTTTCTACAGAGCAACAGCTCATAACATAGCTTAAATTCATAAAATAATTTCTATGGAAGATGTTTCAAATAGTGCTTGTGATTGTGGAGAAGTAGCAGATGTGTACTACTGTGATGATTATCAATATGTAGCCATCTGCTGGGAGTGTTACAACAACACACCAACAACTATATATGAACCCACAGATGATTAAGAATATGAGCTCCCTTTTTAGGGGGTTCATTCTCTTTATTCCCGCTATATGTAAACAGCTCAAGACTAGACTTAACTAAAACTTTGTATTATGGCATCTTTTAAATTCAAAAATGTTATTGTAGACGTAACCATGTCTGCACCCATCAAGGAATCACAGTACTACACCAATGTGCAGTTCCAAGTGTTATTAAACCAATTAATAACCAATGGCACGTACATTAAGCACCGTACTACTGCTGTAGGTAATTTCCTATACCATGAAATACTTGTTAAACCAGAGGCTACTCAATAGCTTCTGGTTTTTTCTTTCATATCAACAGCTCATATACTATATTTAAACTATTAGCTATGAAGTATTTAGATGGAGGTTACAAGATGGCAATCATTCTCTGGTTCTTATTAGAGGTATATTGTTTCACAATGGGGATTGGATATTAATCCCCATTTTATTTATAACAGCTCTAAACTATTAGTAAACCTTATAAAATATTGTATTATGAAAATGTTAGCATTTCTATTGTGGTTCTATGTGTATTATTTTGCTATTGCTGGATTTGTATGGCTTATTGCACCTCACTATGAGTTTGGTGAAATAACATCCAATAGCGCAACAGTAATCTTTGGAGGCATGTTAAGCCTGCTGTTTACTACATACACTGTACTTGATTCTGAGTAGAAGGGGAAGCTTTAAGCTTCTCTTTCTTTTCATTAGTATAAACAGCTCATAACTAGTATTAAACCTTAAAATTATTGTATTATGTTTGGAATTATCAGAACCAAAAACAAAAAAACAAAGCAAGAATTAATTAATGATTTAGAAAAGTTATTAGAACTAAATCGTAACAAAGACAGGGACTATGAGCTCATAGTTAACATGCATTTGTTATCCAAAAGATTCTTGTCTGAGTATAGGAGTTCTCTGATCTTAGACAGAGAAATTGCTAAACTCCGTCCTTGTACTAACATAGAGGATGAAATCTAATTAAGGTGGAGGGGCTTAAGCTCCTCTTCCTTTTATAGGTAAACAGCTCATAACTAATATTAAATTAAATACTATGGAATCAAAAGAACTATTTGAATTGGCTAAAAGACTAGACAAAGAGATTGCTTTATTGGAAAAGAATGTTAACAGCTATAAGCAGAGATGTGAGCTGTCTGACTTGAAGGCTTATAGAGCACATGTTCAAGAAGGTATTGAAAGCTTAGTAAGCCAAGCAGAAAACCAATTGGGGGAGTAACATCCCCTTTTTCTTTTTACTCTATTCTTGGATTCCTAACATAGGTGAAAGTGTTAATACTCTCTATAGGGATAATACACACTTACAAAATACTAAGTGCTTGTTTATCAGTAGGTTAATCTTTGTACCAAGAATATGTCATTCTTGGATTCCTAAGCAGGAGTATTAGCATGCTACGCATGCGGCTTGTGAAATAAACAGCTCATAACTAAGGGGGATAACTGATTGTTTAATTTTAATTTTTCTGATTATGAAAATGAAAAAAGTAGAATTAGCTAATGGAAGATTTAGCTATGAGGCGCGTAAAAGTGCAAAGTTGGTAAGCCCACTAAGTGAGCAAACATTTAGCAACAGTAATGGTACTGAGTACAAGCTTGCTACCATTAACGTAGAAGGTAATACTTGTACTGCACAAGTGTATGCAGGTACTTACAACCATGCTGATGCAGAGTTTGCTGTAGGTACTAGTTACAGTGCTAAAGCTAGTACTGTATGGGATGCTAAGAACGAGACCATTACGCGTGATGAAAATGGAGCTCCCATCCTAATGTGGACCCTAAGCCACCTTGCTAGCGGTGCAATTACTACTGCAGCTATGTTTGGCTTCGAGATTGAGGAGGAGGCTGAGGCTGAGATTTAACCTCAATAGACAATACACCCTATACTGATTACAGTGTAGGGTTATTGTTTTTACTTTTAAGCAGACTTCGTCTGCGGCTTATAGTTAACAGCTCTAAACAGGGTGGGTATGTAGGGCTTGGTCAATACATGGTCAGCATATACTATTGTATTCTATAGTATTCTATTGAAGGTATACAAACTTCAATAAGATTTAGAGAGAGCTAACTAATTGATAATCAACCATCCCTAATCCAAAATAGTCTTGGTCAATAGCATCAATTGTTATACCATCTCAGACTATAATTTAAGAATATGGCTATTAATACTATATATACTCTCTTATATTACTCTATATAGAAACATAGCCTCATTCACCGCAGAATTGTATTTTCTAACCCTTATAATAAACTTATAGATATGTTCCATTACATTGTAATTAACTCACTTACTCAAGAGATTGTTTTAGATTCATCTCTTAGAGAGGACTTTACTGGATATTCAACTTCAGATAAAGCCTATATGCATGGATTATCAGCTAAGATTGAGAATAGATTATCTGATCTTCATGTTATTCATGTAAAGAGCCTGTAAACACGGGCTCTTTTGTACGTTCTTATTAACCCTTATAATATATACTCAATTATGATTAAGCAAAGAATCCTCACCGCATTAGTACTTGCTATAGGTACTTATGCCCTTGTTATTACAGCAGTATTAGCAAATCAGTATTATGGTCATGAGCCTATTAATATGGATCCACCATCTATTAAGACAGAATACTTCTTAGAAGTTTCTGAAGATAGTATTAGAATTGAATCACTTTATGGTAAGGTGTACACAGGTAAGTACTCCGATTTAGATTCTCTGATTTCAGTAGATAATTTGTAATACTATTTCCGTTATCCTAAGCATGATACAAAAATGCTTACTCTCATCCAAGCAGGATAACATATTACCAATGGGCTTATGATGCTCAAAATGTTGGATGTATGTTATGCATAGTCAAGGGTTGCAACCTTGTGAGAGTACTAATCAAACGTAACGTGGAACAACTCATGAAAGCATAATGAGCCATATCTACAGGAGTTAGGCATTTGGAATCTACGGTATTTATACCTGGGGATTTTATGACTTTATACTGTAGTAGTAATGCACCATTCCTGATTCCCAAGGTCAGGCAGTTGTAGCGCAGATGATAGATGTATGTATATGACACATACTACCTTGAAGGGTTACAACTGAGTGCAGAGGGGTTATCCTTCTTATTTATTTTAACCAGGCACAATCATGACTCTTAGTGCCAACCTACCTAGGGAGTTGAGTTACCCGACTTATTATGAGAACTAAAAAGATTGTCCGTTTATAGTGCGGGGCTGTGAAGATCTGGAAGCCAACACTATTTTTCTTACTGTAACTTAATTAATAACTTATAAATCAACTCAAAATGAAAATTCATTTACACTCAAGACAAGGTCTTTATGAAGTAGAAGGCTACAATAATAAAATTATTACAGTATCTACTAAGCGTTTTACATTCCAAGTACCAGTTGATGATTTTAAATCATTTGGAGGTGGTAATTGGAACTTCAATGTATCTAAAGAAGAGATGGATATATTTCTATCTATAGTTCAACCTGAAAAATACAAGAAACAGGTTGAAATGGAAAATGAAATCTTATCTCTTGCTAAAAGAATAGATATGATTGATACACCTGTAACTACACCTGTAGTAGAAGAAGATGTAGATGATGATATCTATGATCCTATGGAGCCTACCAAAGAAGAATATGAAAAATGGTGGAGACAAGAAGCTGATAAGAATACTCAATTGAACAATAAGATCAGATCTATTGCTCATCAAGTATATTCTCAGAATCTTGACTTTAGCAACTTTCAGAATCACAAGGGTATTAAATTCATCATACAATTAAACCATGATGAAACAGAATATAGATTCTGTTGGGATCCATATGGATTTGTATCTAATGGTCACAGTGATATTAGTAGCATCTTTAGAGCAGATGATTTTTACACTGTTAATGGTGGTTGGATTAAAATCATTGGTAATGATGTAATCTTATATGCCAAATCAGGTGATTATGGTGTCTATGATGATGCTATTGCTACTGAATGTGCAAAGAAAGTATTTCCTACAAAGAAAATATATTCATTTGCAGGCAGACAATGGGATGAAGAACTTGAGAGTAAATTCTTTGAGATCCCATTTTAACTCTATGTCCTGAGCATGACAATAAACTGCTCACTTAACTTATAGAAACTTAATTAATTATTTATTCATCTCTAAAACTAGAACTTATGAGAAACTTAGCGAGCAAAGGTTTGAGCATGTCTCAAGCACAATCTATTTCTAACCTATGCAACCAGAATGCACAGGAGATTCAAAGAGAGTTAGACTCTTACAACAACTGTAGTAAGTCCATTACTGTTAATGGACAAGTTTATGACCTACAGGAAGGTACTCCTATACCAGGAGATATCCTTGATAAACTTAAAATCAAGGGTGATTTACATGCCTGTCAGGCATTTCTTATGGAAGCTATCAAGTCTAAAGAGACTGAGATAGAAAGATTAAGAAATACTCAGCCTGATTTGTCTCATCTGGTTCAACCAGTAAGACCTGTACCAGAAGATTATGATATTCTTCATGATGTATCAGAGTCTTGGGGTTGGTCACAACTATCAGACAGTGAGTATTCTGAATACTTACAAGTTGAGGCTATGGCAGCTCATTTGGGTCAGTTCATTCATAAGAATGGTAAACTATCTCAATTGAGAAAAGAACTACCTAATACTCCAGGTATTGAGTGGTTTGAAGTGGAAGATGGTAAAAAGACTCCTGTCAAAGTTACCAAACACCATGTTTCTGCTGCTTTAATGGGTATCCATGAGGATATTGCTGAAGAGCATAGGAAGTATGAGCAAAGAGTTAATTATTACAAAGCAAAGGTTAAGAACCTTGTTAGTGATGAGAATGCTCGCATCCAGAAAGTTAATGCTGATAAAGCAGCTGAGTTCTTGAAACTTGAAAGAGAGTTGCTAGAAGGCTACAAGACTGCTATGGATGCATATAATGGTGAGGTGCTCAGGCTTACTATGGAGTTTAATAGCAATAAGGAATTGCTCATTAAAAATGCTGCAGCATTGAGAATCAATGTTGATCCTAGGTTCCAACATGTAATAGATTTATTTATTACTCCTGAACAATAGGATAATCATTAGGTAAGTAGGGGATAGGCACAAGCTGATTCCCCTGCTTTTTATGCTTGATAACAGAAGTTTTCTTTAATCAGGGTTAAGTCCCTTATTTAAAAATGTTATAAGAAATATTAACTAAAACCGCTTCTCTTCAAACTTTATAAAACTGAGATAGAACTCATCATCAGACAGGTTACTCCAAAGTAAGATAACTGGCTGGTACTTGAGACTTAGTATTTGTATTTGCCTTTGAATGAAGAGAAGGTCTTTGACTTAGTATTTGTATTTAACATTAACTATATACTTCTGTTATCAAGTAACTAATTATTAAGAACTTAAATTAAAAACAATATGAAACAACTAGCAGTATTTTTAACTTTGATTTGCACCATCATCATGGGTGGTGCTTTAGTAAGCATGTTCACTTATGCTTCTTGGATTAACATTAGTACTCTGATATTTGTACTCTCCGCAATACTTGGATGTGCAGGATTATTAGTGGTCAATGGAGAAAAATAAAACATATCAAGCTTTCCAAAACTATTTTGAGCTAACTCACTATGGTATATTGATAGATGATAGTTATGCTAAAAAAAGATTTGTATCATCTTATCTAGCAGTAACAGCTATAGAAGCTTATATACAAGCATTAAATGAATTGGAAAGTGGTCAAGAAATAGTGTCTATAAATCCTAAACCTCATGACTAATGCAAGATCCAATTTATAATAATTACTTTGATAACTATATGGAAGAGCTGATGTCTCTTATGGATGATCTTAAACAATTTTATGTGTATACAGCAATAAATAGATATAAAATATGGGCTGAATCAGATATATCCGCAGGTATCATAGTACTTAATAAAGGTGAAATGCCTTTAACAATTGAAGAATATTTTTGTAACCAAATAAATAAATAACATATGATTAAACACATGATTATTGCATTGCTGATTGCATTGCCGGTAGTAGCATCTGCCAACACAAGGGATAAATATCCTAAAGCAAAAGGTTTTAACTACAAGAAACATCACAACAAAGTGAAAAGGCAATTACACCACAGTAGACACAGTCAATCTTGCAGACAATGGCAAAGGCACTAGACTATGGTTATAAGCTCTCAATCATTTTATGGTTTCTATTAGAGCTTTATTGTTTTACAGTGGGAGATAGATGATTCTCCCACTTAGCTATATATTCACTCAAAAATCAAACTTATGTTCAACTTATTTAAGAAAAAGAAAAAAGAAAACACTTACGTACCTAGTGACAAACTTAAACTAAGAATCATCAATGATAATGCAGATGATCTTGCTGAAGCATTAGGTATTAATGTAGAGAGATTAATAGATATTATTGACATTGGATTAGACTGTCTTCAATCAGAAAGTCATTTTGAACTTGCATTGGAGAAAGGTATATCTAAAGTAAATCATATCAATGAAGTAGTCTATCTTACATTAATCATGGGTAGAGCCCATCAGAGAAATGAAGTAATGAGATCACTAAAAGGATTAGTATGATAAGTGTCAGCATAACCAACAATGACATAAAGAATAGTTTAAAAAAGCTCTTGAAAGAAAATAATCAAGATATGGTAACTTTGTTATCTGAATTGATTGAGCAAAGTCATCCAGCTTCAAACTATTTTATTACTCTTGTGCTTGGTGGTAAATTACCAAAACCACCAAAAGAGAACTTCATGGGTTTTGTAGATATTGAGAAGTTTAAATATAATGGAATCTATGATAATCTGAAGAGCTCTCCTTATAATCAAAATGGATATGTAGAAGTTAGAGTAACTGGATTTAGTGGTTATACAGCTTATTCTCCATTAAAGATTATGCTACCAGGTGATTTTGGTGCAGCTCAAGTAGATATCAAAGATTTCTATTTGGATAGTTCTGGTGACCCATATGATTATGATGAGATACCATTTTAAGATAGTATATCTGCTGTATACTTTCATAGACCAATGATAAAAAAAGGGAGTTGAAATATACTCCCTTTATCATGTAGCTATATAATGCATTTAAATAATGATACTTAACTTACTGAGTATTAAAATGTAATATATTTACGCTTATTTGTATTTAAATTGTTGTTTCAGCTACCTACTGGTAAAACGGTATACCTCACCATAGAGGAGTATCTTGATCTCACTGAACAGGATATACAATACCTCATCTCACTTGATTATGGTGAATCTATACTTAATCCATTTTCTGGCTCAGCAGTAGATAAACAAGTCCAAGACAAACACTATGACTTTGATTATCTACCACTAGAAGATGATGAAATAAACAACATTCCATCAGATGATGCACCATTTGATGATATAATAGATCTTTCTGATTCCTTGGATACATAGTGCTGAATTGCGCAATAAGCACTATTACTTACACAATGCATGAGTTAGCATGTGTATAGTATTTTAACTCACATCTATTTTTATTGTTTAACCAAAATATCTTAAAAGATGAACTCTAAAGTAACAGTACTAGGAGATTCTGTAACAGGATCTGTAGTAAACCAATCAAGTAATCCTTCTTATGGATACATTACTTTATCACAAAATCGTAACTTAATTAATGCTAATGGTTTCTTGGAAAGAAAGCGTGTGACATTCTTACTAAAAGGTGAGATTGAGCAATTGCAAGAACTCAACTATAGTGTAGGACAGGAGCTTCCTGGTGCAATATGGGTAGAAGAGTCTACAACTCCATTCCGTAAACCAGAGCTAGACTTAAAAGTAGCAGGTGATACAGGAATTGTTTGTACACTTGATGGTAATCCTATTTACCGTAGAACCAGGTATTCTATGAATCCTGAAACTGCTGATATCACAATTCAACATGACAACATTGAAGAGTTGCGTGCAGCATACAAAACTAAACAATCAGGTATCAAAGCAAATGATAACTTTGATATAGTTTAAATTTATTAGGGAGTGGTGATTACATATTACTGCTCCCTATTTTTTTTGTTTAATTAATAAATGTATATGACTATGAAAAAAGACAGCAGATTTGAGTATGTTGGTAAGTTAGAAAACTATCAACTGTATGGTAACAAAAAGTACATGCAGTATGAACAGGATAGCTATTCTCCTTATCAAAATTATCTTTACAAAAGAGCATTATACGGTCTTAATGCTATTAGTAAAGAAGAGCTTGCTACTATGTGTAGTAAGAAAAAACAGAGAGTCAACAAAGTGTATCAGCGTGCACAAGTAGTAATTAATCTATACAAGCAGAAGCTTACTAATGGATATACTAACTTTGTATTTAAAACACTATTCCCAGATTCTCCAATCACAGATTTCTTGTTAAACAATGATGAGACAGATCCAAACTTTAGAAATGTACTAACATTCAAAGACCTTAATATATCTAAGGATCAGATAATTAGTATCTTTATAGAGGAGGGTGTTCTGCCTAAAAACTTTATGAGTTTATCAACAAATCCAGATCAATTACCTAGACTAAAAACTAATAAACTATGAGTAAGAGAAAGTATTTTTCATGGACAGATGAAAAAAGAACTGAGTTAAAAGCCAGAGTAAATGAACTTCTAAAAGTAAATTACACTAAAGATAAAGCTTTAAGAAAAGTAGCTAAAGAATTTGGGGTATCTGCAAGTTCTTGTTTAGGTGCATATAATTATGTACCTAAAAGAATAATACTTAATGAAGTAAATCCAGAAGATTTAGTACCAAGAAAAGACAGGTTAATGCAAGGTAAACTTAAAACTCTTACAGAACTTAAAGAGATTGCTTCTAAGACAAACAATCTAAGCATTGGTATTCACAATGATCTTAACAATGAGTGCTTATTACTTAAGGTAAATGATTCTGTTACTATTATCAAGGTAGGCGAGATTCTTATTACACTAGAATCTAGTAAGTAATAATATGGGAGTAGGAGCAATCTTACTCCCTTTTATATTTGAATTATGACAAGAGATAAAATAGTACAACAAGTAATGGAAAAGTTTAATACCAGGTCAGAAACTGGTATTAAAAAGTATGGTACTACACTTGAAGAAAATAATACAGATGATTTCCTAACTCATCTACAAGAAGAGCTAATGGATGCTATACTGTATATTGAGAAACTAAAACAATTAAAATTTAATGGTCATGAGTAAACAGACAGCAGTAGAATGGTTGGTTGATTATTTAAAAAATACAAAAGAATTATATTTTATTAGACAAGATTTGAATATAAATGAACAAAATATATTAAACGATATTATCGAACAAGCCAAAGAAATGGAGAAGGAGCAGATAATTGATGCTCATATTGAAGGGTTTTATTCACCACCATTTGGTAAAAGTAGAAAAGGAGAAGCAGAACAATACTACAACGAAACCTTTAAATCAGAATAAGATGGATAATAAAGTAGAGTTATTAGGATACTATGGTGATGATAGCACTCATGCAATATCTGCATGGACATCCACCAGTAGAGATCTTACTGAAGATAAGGTAGCTAGAATACCAGCATTACTAAACATGCTAGCATCAGAAGGACATCACACTCCTTTTGAGAAGAGTAGTCTACATTTCTTAGTTACAGTAGATCAAGCTACACATATTCATTTGTTAAAACACCGAATTGGTGTTAGTATAAATGGTGAGTCAGCTAGGTATAAAGAGTTGAAAGAAGATAAGTTTTATATTCCTCAAGATTGGAGTAATGCTGGAGATGGTGGATTAGTAGGTCAGGATTGGCAATTACTTTTAGAAGAGTATACACAACAAGGTAATAAACTTTATCATCAATGTTTAGAAGAACTTACACCTGTACTTGGTAGAAAAAGAGCTAAAGAGAGTGCTAGGTTCTTCAAGACTATGAATTCTCAGATTACTATGGATGTTATGTTTAACTGGAGAAGCTTTTACCACTTTCAACAGCTTAGAAACTCAGAACATGCTCAGGTAGAAGTAAAAGATATTGCTCAAGAAATGCTTAACTTAGTTAAGAATATAGAGGGTAATCCATTTGAACACACAATTAAAGCATTTAACTTATGAAAAGAATATTATTAATCTTATGTCTACTAGTAACCCTAGTAACTCAAGCTCAGAGAACACTTGTCCACACAAACAAAGTAACTACTGGTCATTGGGATGGAATACAGGAAGATTGGATATGGGAAAGGTCTAAGTATGCAATCATAAACTTTCTAATGCAAGGTAATACAGTTATGGCAGATGATATAGCAGAGAGTACATACACAACATTTGATTTAATAGTAGATGATGGTAAAATAACTATGTGGGATGCAGTAGATGAAAAGAGCAGATCATGTAATGTTATCATAAATAATGTTGCACCTCCTACATTATCTGTAATGTATTCAGATGTCATCTATGTATATGAAATAGATTACATAGAATGAAACTGAAGATATGTAGTATCTGTGAGAAAGAATCACCTATCTGGAAGAATCATGAAGGTAGCAGATACTGTAAGTCTTGCTGGAGTTGCCACAAAAGTAAATCACAGAAACCAAAATCTGCTCCTTCTTCCAGAATTAATCAGAAGTCTGAGAAACAAAAAGCTTTAGATAAAGCTTATACTTTAATGAGGAAAGAATATCTCACAAAACATCCTATGTGTGAGATTAGTCTACCAGGAACATGTAAAGGTCAAGCATGTGATATACATCATACTGCTTACAGGGGTATAAATACATTAGCACAAGCTACTTGGCTTGCTGCATGTAGAGAATGCCATGAGTGGTGCCATGCTCATCCAAAAGAGGCACGTGAGTTAGGATATTTAAAATAAATAATATGACAAGAGATGAAATTCAGAAGCAAGCATTAAAAGCTACTGAAGGTAGATTAGCATCAACTTTGGGTCTTGCCACAGGTGTTGGTAAGACTCTTGTTGGTCTAATGTATCTTGAACAACATGTTACTCCTCTCAAGAATGTACTTATTGTAGCTCCTAAGACTTCTATTATATCAGAATGGAGATCTCAAGCACATAAGTTCAAGAAAGAGAGGGTATTAGATAATGCTACTTTTAGTACTTATTTAAGTCTAAGTAAGCATGACCCAAGAGAGTATGATATAGTTATACTGGATGAAGTTCATTCATTACTACACTCTCACCGTAAGTTCTTAGATGATTTTAGTGGAAGAATATTAGGTTTGACAGGTACTCCACCAAAGCATGATAACTCTGAGAAAGGAGAAATGGTAAATGATTACTGCCCTGTAGTATTCACATATCTAACTGATGATGCAATTGATGACAATATCTTAAATGATTATAAGATCATTGTACATGAGATGAAACTAGATAGTAAGAACAAAACAGTTTCAGCTAAGTCAGGTGCATTCTTCACTACAGAGCAAGCAAGCTATAACTATTGGTGCAGTAGAGTAGATAATGCTACTACTAAGAAGTCAGTACAGATAGCTAGAGTAATGCGTATGAAAGCCATGATGGAATATCCATCTAAGGAAAGATATGCAAAGCTCCTTGCTGAAAGTATCAAGTCTAAGTGTATCATATTCGCTAATACACAAGAGCAAGCAGATAAAATTTGCAAGGATAGCTATCATAGTACAAATCCAGAATCTCATGATAATCTGATTAGGTTTAAGAAAGGTGAAATCACCAAGCTATCATGTGTACTACAACTTAGTGAGGGTGTAAATATACCAGAATTAAAACAAGGTATAATACTACATGCTTATGGTAATGAGAGAAAAGCTGCTCAGAGGATAGGTAGATTACTTAGGTTAAATCCAGATGAAACTGCTACTATTCACATACTATGTTACATGAATACTATGGATGAAACATGGGTGAAAAGTGCATTAGAAGGGTATGATCCAAACAAGGTCACCTGGAATAACTTTAACATTAAACTTTGAGCTATGTAAAATTTTTTGTAACTTAAACTAAAGCAAATGGTTTTGGAAAAAACACATTCACTTATTTTGATTAATGATTCAGACAATACTTATCAGCATGTTATTAGATGCTTGATAATACATTGTGATCATTCAAAGGAGCAAGCAGAACAATGTGCAGTGATTACACACAATGTAGGTAAGTGTGAAATTAAAACAGGTAACTACATTGATTTGTATGAACTGCAGAATGAGCTATCAGATAAAGGACTCCTTGTAGAGATAGAAAATCTAAGTTTAGAATTCTAAGTTTAAACATTATTAGTTTATGTATAGTCATGAGCAAATTCTTAATGCTCTGAGGTACCTTACACGCAATAAGAAACCCCTAGCAGCTATCAGGAAATTCATAAAGAGTGGCATAAGTTATAATGAATTTATTGAGGTATATCAATATCCTGAAGAAGTTGCTAGGGTTCTTTATGCAATGTATTCACACAATGAGTCTGATAGACCTGTGTACTTTGGACATAAAAGAGAGCCCTATTATGAAGGTGAATATCCTTCTGAAATGCCTGATTACAAGGTTGAAGACTTGTCTGAAGAAGAATTATTAATTTTAAAAAGCCTAGAGAATGGGAAGAATGAAGGAGATTTATATAGATCTAATGAATAAATATGGAGAGATACCTGAGAATTTCAGCTGGGAAGCATGGAGAAAAGAGAATGAGCTTAAACAAACTGAGAGAGAAGAAATTAGCTCAAATAGGGAGGAAGTGGATAATAGAAGGCAATCTGATCAAGAGAAGTCTGCTGAACATGTATCCTGATTTTAATAGTAAACCAATAAATCCTGAAGAAGGTGATTAATTATGAAGACAATTTTATTAGTATTAGCATTAGCATTTGGTACAAGTACATTTGCACAAATTGAAGTAACAGAAACCGTTAAACCAGAAAGCATCTATTTACATGCAATGGGATTTCATGGTTTGTATAAGACTAAGTTGAATGATTCTACTTACATCTATAGTATGACATTCAGAGACTCTCAGTATCAACAGATTAGTGTATTTGAAACTATATACTTTGAGACAAAGGATGATATGAAGCAGTTCTTTAATATCATACTTGGAGTAATAGAAACTAAAGAAGATAAGACACTTAAGTTTCTAGATCAAACAGTAGATGTAAGATTTGTTACAAATGTAATTAGAGTATATGAAGGTGATGCCTATTGTTATTTCAATAAGAAATGGGCTCAGAAATGCTTGGATGCCTTACAATGATTAGATTCCTAAAATACCTAGTGGTGTGGGTAAGTCAAAACTTATCCATACCCTTCTGGGTAGTAGGTCATGTACATCTTACTACAAATGTATATGAGGATATATATGAGATTATAACATCATTTGGTCTTAACATAATTGTAGCCACTGGATTTATAATTGAGTATTTTGATAATCGTAAAAAGAAGAAACATGAGGTGGACAGAGCAAGAAACAGCAAGGTTAGCATATCTAGTGGACAAGTTCTTAAAAGAAGGATCCCACGTAAGTGATGCCTGTGAGAAAGCTGCTCCATTAATGCAAAGAAGTTATAACTCCTGTCACAGTAGATATGCTTACAAAGTAAAGTACAAAGAGGAATACTACATTGAACTCTACAAGAGTTACTCTAAAGAACACAAGAATAAAAATTATACTATTTTTGTGAATGACAAAGAGGTTGAGATAGTAGTATCAGAACCTACTTTCATAGTAGCAAAAGATGGTGATAATACAATCACTATAAGAATTAGAGAATAATTCTACCCAATATGGGTCTGTAGCATAACTGGATAATGCAACACTCTTCTAAAGTGTAGATTGATGGGTTCGAATCCCTCCAGACCCTCTTTAATCCCTAAATAAATAATATGAATAAACAAGTGATTAGTTTTAAATCAAGTGTAGTTATTGTAGGTTGTATGATTGCAGCATTTACAATTTTAAGTATGACAAAGCCACCAGTGGTTATTGAAAAAGTAAAAACAGTTACTGTGTACAAGGATAAGATCATACATCCTGAGATACCAGAGTTAACTAAAGAAAATGTGATGAGTTATCTTAAGGAATTAAATGTTAAGTTTCCTCACATTGTTCTTGCACAAGCCATTATAGAGTCTGGTACATTCACATCAAAGATCTGTAAAAAGAATAACAATCTCTTTGGTATGAGAGAGGCTAGATTGCGTATCAGTAATAATCTAGGTACTCAATTTGGTCATGCAGTATATAGCAATTGGATGGAGTCTGTAGTTGATTATGCATTATATCAGGCTACTTATTTATCTGATTGTAAGACAGAAAGTCAATATTATTCATATCTTGCAGATAGTTATGCGGCAGGTCCAAGGTATTCAGTTGCAGTTAAAAAGATTGCTGACAAACTTAAGTGAGATAGTCTTCTTGATAATTATCTCATGTCTTTACAATGATAATCACTAAATTATAACCTATGAAAGTAGATGTGATTTTAAATGGTACAACAAGGATTGTACTTATTCCTGAAAATGATGTAGAAAGTGCTATACTAAGTACTATAGCTAAGATGAATTTAGAAGCTACTAGTATTTCTCAACACACTCAAATCTTAGATAAGGTTGTACAGGAAGCATTAGTTATTGGTCCTAAAAAGATTAGGGATGGTGAAACCTCACAACAGCCTGCTAGCCAGGATAACTAATGTAGAGATACTCAAAAAACTTCGTAAACTTACAGGGAAGATAGTAAAAGAGCATTTTGAAATGACTCTTGCATCTGACAAACAAACAAATTATTTATGGTGGAGTTACATGAATGGTACTAAAGCAGGTACTGTAAGTGACTTTATATTTATCTGTGAAATAAACTTATTATTATCTTTGGGACTTGTTACAGAAGAACAAAGGGATACACTAGGATCTATGTTCTCATCTGAGGATCAAGATAACATTTACATGGCACTACTTTCTATTGAGCAACTTAGAGAATCTAGGATTAAAACTCATGGTGAGTATGACAGTAAAGAACCTAATGTTTCTCCTGAGTTATTGTCTGTAGTATTAGATTACCCAGTACAAATAATTAGAAGGTTTTTAGTAAAATGACAGATGAAGAAGACAGAGCTGATGAGCTCTACCACTTTGCATACAAATTATTCTATACCATAGACCCAAAGACAGCACATGAGAATTCAAAATCATGTGCTGTTGGTATAGCTGAGTTCTTAAAAGAAGAGCACATCTATACCAATGATCAAACAAATTATGGTAGAAGAAGTATTAGAATGAGACAGTTCTATGATGATGTCATTGAAAAAATAAATGAGCTATGAAAGAAATAGAAATTATAGAAGAAGAGTTTGATAGAATTGATGTGCCTATTGAAGAAAGTGGTGACAAAACAGATTACTATTACTATAAGTTTGATCTTAATG